GAATTAGGTGCTTGTTGTCCTTTTATCTTTGCATTTTTAGAAACCTTTGAAGGGTCTTTTCCTTTTACACCTTTGTCCTGAAATTGACCGTACATTGGCATTGAAAAGTTTAAACCTATACTATTAGGGCCAACAAACACATCGCCTTTTATTTCGTTGTATAAATTACCTGTATCTCTTTTTCCGTTTTTAGTTAAATTACTTCTACTTTGTTGTATAACGTAATCTCTAAACTTTTCTAATGTCAATCTTGTTTTCTCTATTTCTCGCATTAGCAAATAGTTGTATCATTAGGAGTTTCTAAATTAAATGTTATAGTCCAACCTACCAATTTATTTTCAAATCTATCTGAAAACGCTTCATAGTTTGCTCCACCGTTTAACTGGTAACCATTGTTGTATAAATCACCTCTACGCATTGATTCTACAAATCGTTTTCCTAGTTCTAATTGTGTGTTAAATATATCTTGCTCATTGTCATTATCTAACCATAAGTCAGTTGATTCTTTTGGTGATATATCGCAAACATCCATTAACAATACAGATATATTAAAAATATTTGTGTTACCTGTAGCTGATTCTGCTACTGTATTTACTATAACGTGAGCCAAAGGAAATATGGTTACCTTGTTTAAATCTATATTAAACAAATCACCAGTAGATACGTTATTAATTATACCATCAGTAAGTAGTGATTCTTTTATTGCTTCTGTTACCTTGTAATATGTTCTCATTATTTTATTTTTTCTATTTCTAGTTTTTCTTTCTCAAATGTCAAATAAGTAAACGCTGATGTTAATCTTAATTTTGATACATTTTCAAACTCAAGGACGTTTCCTTTAGCAAGCGCGTAATATGATGAATACCATCCCCACTTAAATCCGAATTGTGCTTCCCTAGTAAAACTTGAATCTGTCTGTCCGTCTCCAAATAGTTCGCCGTATATTTCAGTAATTCGCTTAGTAAATTGAAAAAAAAAACAGTTGAAGACAAAGCTACATCTAAAGGCATTGACTTCATTTTTTCAGAGTATTCGTGTGAGCCGTTATATTCTTTTATTGAATAGTTATCTAGTAATTTTTTGGTTATTGGTCTATATAGTACTGCCATTGCTTTATGCATATTATCCCAGTCTGAAATATAATTATCCAAATCTGTATATTCGCCTAAAGTTATTTCATCTAAGTTAGGAATGAATCCATATTCAACACCATCAAATTTAAAAGTCCTGATTAACTTATCATTGTTTGTTTTAAATGTTTCTTCTAATCTTGCAAGTATATCACTAATGTCTTTCATTTTCATTAACGACACTTCTAGCAAAGATACACCGCAAAATATTTCAATCATTTTATGGTTTAAAAACATAGTATCTTGATTGTCTTTTGAGATACTTAAAAATCTTTGATACTGCTCTAGGGTTATTTCGTTTAGTGAAGTAGGAATAGAAATACTTAAATTCATATTATATTTTTTATTAATAATAAAATAAAGTCAATATTGTATTAAGCATAGTAAAATAAAAAAAGACCTACATTTCTGTAAGTCTTAATTCAAGTAGGTAAAGCAAAAAAGGTATTAAAGTAAATCTATATCAATTTTAAAAAAAGTACGTTTGTATTTACTTCTAAATAACTTTTCTGCTCTTGCTGGTGTTGTTGCGTGTATGGTCTGCGTAATAAAATCTTTTTCGTCATTAAATCTATACCATCCTTCAACTGTATATTCTTTTACAATTTGATAGTCAGGTATTACATCTAGTATTGAATTGTCTATTTGTTTTCCTTTGATATAGTTTGCACCTTGCTTTATCCACAATGTGTTATTTCTGCCTTTCATTATTTGTGTTTCCATTTGTTTTTTTTACAAATATATAAACATTAAATTAAAATTACAGTAATTAACAGAAATTTAACATTTTAAATACTCGTTTGCTATTGCATACATTGTCTTCATCTTTTTAATTTGACCTATATTAGCTGGTAATGCTATGTCTATTTCTACATTCTTTGTGTGATGAATATAACATTGAATTGTAGCTATCATTTCTCCGTATGTCATTAGTATATAAAATAAGTTCCTTTGTTTGGGTTTTCTAATTGATAACCTACTGCATAGCGTAAAGCATCGATTAAATGATTGTGATTATCGATAGGTGTATTGCTTTTCTTTTCTAACCAGCAATAATTATTCAATTCCTTTATCAAATTAATTGATTCAGGTGAAACTATCAAATCATAATCTAGTAGCAAAGATATTCCATAAGTTACAGAACCTTGACCTTTAATCGCTGGAACTATATTCAATCCTGATGTTTGTAGTTCGCTAATCAATCTAGGTTCGGCACTATCAGCAACTATTAAAGCATCGTTTGCGTGTTGCTTATTTAAAGAGTGTATTTGCGAAGTTGTTAATGCAGGTAATGAAAACCTTTCATTTATATAAATTCGTTTATTAGAGACGTCTATATTGCATTCTACTAATGTTGTAGGGTCTGAACTAAAACCAAAATCTTGACCGAATACAGATTTGCCTACTTGTTTATATTCGCCAATAGTCCAGTTCGTAAATATAACTCCCTCTGCTTTATCTAACCATCCACCTAGTATTTGATGTTTGTATTTTTCAGGTCTTCTATTCTTTATATTCTCAATTTGATTTATAAAAGATTCAGAAAGGTTTGTTATGTTATCTAGGTACGTTGTATGAATGTATGTAGTGTCGCCTTTTATTAAATTACTTCCCGCTTGTATTCCTTTGTCTTCAAAAAACTTTTTATAAATAAAGTGTTCCTTTGTTGCTGGATTCAATACAAGTAAAACCCTGTTTTGTATTCCTTTTGTTCTAATGCTGAAGTCTATCTTTTCAAATGTTTCTTCATCTGTAAGTTCTTCTGCTTCATCTAATACCCACGTTGTTACTCCAGCTAATGATTTTAAATTTGCAGTTTGTGTTCCGCTACTTGTTTTAATACCTTTAAATAGTATTTTAGAGCCAGTTCTTAGATTTACTATTTCATCTTTAGTAATATAAAAATCGTTCGTTAAATCAGCTGATTCAATCTTATCTATAAATTCAGGTATAATAGAAACATTTGCAGAAGTTAATGTATAACGTGTAAATAATATTACGTGTCCTACTTCATAAGTTAATAGCAATAGAAAAGAGTTCAAAGAATAAGATTTCCCTGAACCCCTTCCACCAGTAATTACAAAATATCTACTTTCAGAACCTAGTAAGTTATACTTTTCATTCAGGTTTATTTCCAATTTTAAATATGTCTTTTATATTAAAATCATTTATGTTGTGTGTGGCTTCAATAGTTTCTTTTGGTTTACCAAATAAATGTTCTGCAATAAACAGTTGACCTCTTTGTGAACTATATAATTCTTTTGCTAATTCTATTCTTGCTTCTGCATCTGTTTCAACATTCTTTAATTGTTTAATAGCTGCTAATAAAATAGTATTAGTTTTCTCAAAGTCTTGTTTTGATTTATTCCCTGCGTTTGGTCTTGCGCCACCGTGTCCGTTTGCCATCTTGAAAGAAAATTTGATTATTCAATTTAAAAATAAATAAAATCTATACTTGTTTATAAATCTTTTTCTTCTTTATAAATTACTAACAGTTCCTGTGTATTTTCAAAGTCATAAGGTCTACCTTTTAACTTACAAACTCTAATCCACTCTGCAAATCCAATAGCAAATTCTTCTGCTATTTTTTCGCATTCTTTTGCAAACACCTTAGCTTCTTTTGTAGTATCAATAGAAGATTTTGTTTCAAACTTTTCTTTTAGTGTCATATTACTTTTTGTTGTTATAAAAACCCCATTTTTTAGGGTTTATCTTGTGGTGAAAGGTTAATTTGTATTTTTCTAGTTTCACAACCCATTTTATGTACACCATTTGTTTGACCGCAATATTTACATACTCCATTATGCCAAAATAGTTCACAGTTGTATGCATCGCTATCTCTATTAGTATTTACCCAACTTTGTCTAAATTCACTACTTATTGCGGTGTATCTATAACATATTTCTTTTGATGGACATAAGAAGTCATTACATTTTGATATATCAGCCATTGTTT